CCCTTTGCTTTTGCAATACGGTGCAGTTCCCTATGCCCAGATAAAGTACCGTGGTCAGTGATGGCAATTGCTGGCATCCCTAACTCAACTGCACGGTCAACATATTCTTCTGGAGTAGCAATCCCATCAAATAAACTAAAATGGGTGTGGACATGTAAGCCGACGTAGTTCATATTACCAATCAGCGTTAGTTGCTGAAGTGGCAGATGGGCCGTCAAAGCCCAAGTAGAACGCTTCTTGTTCTGCGTATGGAATCTTCTTTAGTGCTGACTCCAATGGATAAGGCTCGATTGTTCCCCAATCAAATGGTTCCTTATCTGGTGCTGATGGAATAAGTGTGTAATTGGTTTCAGTTCCCTGACCATTACGCTTTAACTTCCATAGCACGTTTGAGATGCTTCCTGTTTCAAGTGCATACTCACGAATTGTATTAAATGATGATTGCTTGCTGATACCCATTGACCAGATTGCAACATATGGTGCTTCGATCCCGTCGTCAACTAGCACGTTGCAATAGAAGCGAAGACGACCACGCCATCCAGCCTTTGGATCCTTACGGTGCATTTCTTCTGCCCAGTCACGGCCTTCTGATTCCATTGTGTCTACAGCCTTACGCTTGTAGTCCTTTGGATTTACGTGCTCCTTAACAACTAGTGCAAGTCCACGCTTTTCGTTATAGTTTGCAGAATCCTCATCAAGTTCTTCAATGAATCGGATCTTTACTGATTGTCCATCGGCAAGTTTTAGCCACTTAACCTTTGGTCCTTCGTTTTCATACTTTGGTCTGTCGAGCAGGGCGTTGATGTTCTTGATTCCCTTTACAATGCTCATATTATTTCTCCTTTGTGTGTTTGTATTAGTTTAGCATAAGAGATATTGATTTGTCAAACTGGAACTCTAAGTTCTTAAGTTCTTCGTCTGGCATATCCCCAATGTCTTTATATTTTGTGTTTAGTTTAATAACAGAAACACGAGTAGAAAGTTTTTCAACTATCCTATCTTTCATGTTTCCTCCCGCTTCATCATTATCAGCAATAACAATAATGTTATTAAAATACTTCTGAAGCAATTCTATTTGTGTGCTTGACACATTTGCGCCCAGGGTTGCGACTGCTGGCAGTCCTACCTGATCAAGCCTAATGGCATCAAATGATGACTCCACCACATATACTCTATCAGATTTCTTAACTCTGTGCAAGTTAAAAAGTGTTTTACTTTTTGGAAGACCTGGAGTATTCTTAAAATCTTTTCCTTCGATAGATCTGCCGACAAAGCCTAAAGGTATTCCGTCTGGACTGTGTACTGGAACTGTTACCATATCTTGCTTTTCTGAATACCCTAATGAAAACTTTATGCAAGAAGACTTTTCAATTTTTCTATATGTAAAATAATTTCTTGCTCTTTCTGAAGCAACTAGATTATTGTGTAATCTTTTAATAATTAATTCATCAAATGTTTTGTATTGTTCTTCTTTCACAAGTGCCTTATCAATTTCGGTAGTAAGATTGGTCAACTTCTCTTTGCTCTTAATAAATCTAGCAGACTCAAAGTATGTTCTTCCAGATGTATGCATAACAAGTTCTATAAGGTCTGCAGACTTTTGACAAGAAAAACAAAAGAACATTCCGCTATCCTTTTGTACCTCTCCTGCTGGTGTTCTATGGTTGTTGTGAAATGGACAAAATATCATAAAGTCTGCATCAAGTTCAGACTCTACGGTAATACCCGATCCTGTAAGGACTCGCTTGACTTGTTCTGCGGAATAAAGATTGGATTGGTTCCGTCTATTCCTGCTATCCATTCGCTTTTCCTTTTCCCTGCGTAAACTGCATGTATTGATAGTTCAAATTCAAAAAAGTTCTTTATCTCATTATACCTTATAGTGAAGTCTGGGTCAAGATCAATTCTTGGCACATACCCACTTAGTTTCATTTCTGATATCAATAATCTCACATACTCTTGTTTAAGCCTGCCGATCATTGAATCATCATGTATTATTCCGTCAAGACAGAAACGCTTAATCGACTTGTGATGATATGAATCATTAGTGGTAGCACTCTTATTTGACATACCATATTATAACTACTTATCTTCAAAGTCTTTATATCTGTAATATCCCTTGTCAAAATCGCATTGAACAAGGAAATCTCCCATAAAACCATTACGGTTCTTCCTAAAGGCACACTCAATAATATCGCTATTGGTGCCACGGCCAAGGGCTAATACCCAGTCAGCATCGTAGGCAATCTGTCTAGACCAAGCAGTTTGACCCAATGTAGGAACTGACGACAGGTCATTAACATCATCTGGTGTGGCAGATGAGATAGCAATGATAGGAACTTCTTCGCCAATAGCCATCAGTTTAAGTTCTCTTGAGAGGTTCTTCATTCGTACCGTTTCATTATCTGACTTCTGGTTAGGAGCCATCAACTGAAGATAATCAACAATTACAAAGTCTGGCTTGTACTGGTCAATCTTTCCACGAAGTACAGAAGGATTAATCTCTCCGCCCTGATCATTTGAGATAATATGAAACTCTGGCTTTCCTTGAAGATTCTTTGCATGCCATTCTTTTAACATGTCAATTTCAATCTCGCCATTACTGATCTTTCTGTGAGACCAACGGCCCTCACCCATGATAGTAAATACACGGTTACGAACTTCTGTCTCAGACATCTCAAGAGAGATTACAAGGGGTGTCTTACCCTGTTTCCAGGCCTGTACAGCGAAGTACAGGGCTAACCATGACTTTCCTATACCTGGGTATGCTAAAAAGACCCCTAATTGACCTGGCATAATTCCAGACGGCAAATAGTTATCAAATCCTGGCAAGCCAGTCTTAATGCCAACATGACCTAGGGCTTGCTGCTTCTTTACATTTTCAAAGTAAGCAATAGCAGACTCTAGATCTGTTACATCGATATCACGAATAGCAGCAGTATTCTTTTTTAGTTCTGAAGTTTTTGTAATAAGTTCATTAAGGGCAACAGTTCCATTGTTATTCTGAATTTCAGATGCTGCTGATCTAATAATGTCTTTAAGGCTATCTGTTAGATATTCTCCCTGAAGTTCTTCAAGATGATGCTTTGTTGCACCAATACCAGCAACTGGCTCAAAGTCTCTAAACTTTTCAGTAACTAACTCTACTGGAGGAAGTACTGAGTTATTTTCAAAATACAGTCTTACAAAGTTCCAAATGTCTCCGTGGGTCCTTAGAAGGTTGTCCACATTTGCCTGAAGAAGAACGTGGATCTGCTTATCTTTCAGAACAGCCGTAAGCAGTTTTGCCTCTGTGTTATTCACTTAACCACTCCTTAGCCATTCGTCTACGCTCTGCTCTTTCTTGACTATCTTTTAGTCTATCTTTTTTTGCTTGTAATATTTTTTCTGCATTGTATGCAAAGTAATTCCACGATGGGGTTTCTGAAACAGCAAAGTAATACTCAAGTATATCGTAGCACCCTGATAATGTATATGATTCTACAAGGGCATCTGATGCCCACTGCTCTACATTTAAATTAAGAGATGGCTTTGATTCGTACCTTGCGGTATGATACTTGCTGTATCTTGAAAGCAAAGCCATACGGTCTTTGCGTTCTGCCATTATCCTTCAGCAGCCTCTTCTTGTGCTTCTTTAATTTTTTCTGTAAGTTTATCTTCAACAAACTTATAGACTCGCTCAAATGCTTGATCTGGAGTTTCTCCACTACGTCTTGAATCTACAACACCAAGATCAAGTCTTAGTGATTGAAAGTTACCAAGGTTAAGCGTGTATCCAAGTGTAACAGATACCTTTGTCTCTTCGTTTTCCATTTTATACCCTTCGTTAAATAGACTCGCTCCAAATTGGAACAAACTGTCCGTCTTCTGTTCTTCTATATGTAAGTATACCATCGCCCATCCTGCGTGTCAACTCTTGCTTGCTAGGCGTAATATCATTAGTAATTAATTTATCTTTTCTTGGTCTACCAATGTGGTATGAAGCAAGTATATCACGTATCTCTCTTACTTGCGATTCGGAGTAATATGATCTTACTTGAAACCCTCTTGCTCCACCCTTTTGAGATCCTGTTGGAAATGGAATGATTCCTCGTTTCATTAGTGATGGCATATATTTTTTATGACGATTAACTAAATCAGCAGTCTGACCAACAGTATAAGATCTTTCTCTTTTACTTTTAAAGTCACTAACTAGACAACTTTCAATTTGATCTTTTGTAATATTATAAACAGACATTATTCCATTAGATTTATTTAAGTGGTGGACTCTAACAAGGTCCCCATTTAAGAACCAAACCTTTTTATTCCCTGGAATTACAGGGAGGACATTGTAGCCTTCGCTCTCAATTGTTCCCTTTTTAATAGCCATCGGCCCTCCTGAGAATTGTTTGGTGGATGAAAAAATGATCGTGCCCCACAAGACATGCAGTACATTTCTAAATTATTTATTTCTGTGTATTGTCTATCCAGAAACATTCTTCCTTTGCATTTTTTACAAAAAATCATCAGTTGGGGATACCTATTGCAATAAGGTTAATTCCAACATTTGTAATTCCTCCAACATTAAATTTTACTGATCCCTCTACGCTTGAGGTGGTTATGCTTGAAAGAGTAACGACTACATCTTTGCCAGCATCAGAAGTAGTTCCAGTGCTTACTGGGGTTGCTGTTACAATTGGAGCAAACTTAAATTCGGTTGGAAAAGAATAGGAAAATGAAAGTGCTGATCCAGCAGTCTGGCTTCCACCATTTGTGACTGTGATGTAGCCACCAATAATTCTTGCCTCTGCTGTCTTAACGCTTTGCTTTCCTGCATTTGGAGTATCTACTGTAACATATTTATTAATAGATGTAGAAGCCTGAGTTGATAAATCATTAACAGCCTTAACAATCTGGTAGATATAGGTTACGTCTAAAGGCTGTCCTCGCTCTGGTACTGGTAAAATTGCCATACTTAATTATACCAGACCAAAGTTTCCAGAATCATAAATCTCTAAGTCTTGATTTAAGGTTGGGTTGATTGAAGATGCCTGAACAATAGCCCGAACAGAAGTTGTTCCTGTTTTTAAAAATGAGTAATTAGTTGATTCAGTTGTTGTTTTATAGGTTGGAGTAGAAGAACCAAAACCTACAAAAACATCATATAGTTTTTGTGTAGAGAGAGGTGCAGGGGCCCAACTGAGAATTAAAGTATTTCCTAGTTGTCTAATATCTCCAGTGCCAAGACTGATGGGTGCGGATGGAGTGAAAACTATTGGAGAATAGGCAGACTTTCTGTTTTTGTCTTCTGAAACTATTCTAAACCTTAAAACAGTTTTGTTATTTTCTGTTACTTTTCCTAATGATTCTTTTTTAATAACAACATTCTTAATTCCAGGATCTGGTGTAATTGTCATAACTAAACATCCAGCGCAAATCTAAACTCTATATAATTTGTAGTATTTGCTGACTTTATAATTGGTCGAGATTGAACATTTTTAATTACAGAATATCCAGTTAGTCCGTACAGAGAGTTTGTTGCTGTATTATTTTCAAGTCTTAATGCATCTAGACAAACATAGAAAGAATCAGACTCTGAATTATCTTTAGTGACGCAGGCATAAATTTTTGCAGTTGTTACGTCTGCCCAACTAAACCTCAAACTTTTATCTAACTCTTGAAATGTTTTGCTTACTACGACATACCTGTTATTTGCAAAATCATGAGTGCTATCAGATGTTCCATTTTGATATGCTGTGTTGTCAATGTCAACTGCAAATTTTGCATACTGAACACTTGCATTTGGTCCAGCGTGAGAAAACTCTAAAAGTATTTTAACATTATCTGGTACTGTGTTAGAATTGGCAACCTCATTAACAATAGAAAATGCAAGTCTAAGTTCGTCTAGAGGACTGTTCTTGGTAAAATTTATAGAGGTTTGATCCAATACAATGTAATCTGAATCAGTTGTTTTAATCATACTTCCTTCTGGGTTATAGGAAAGAGATGCTGCGTCGCCTCTGATTGCAACTATGTTATTTAAAAATCTACATCTTTCATTTCTATTAACCCTATCAGACTGAGTAAAAACTCTATTATCAGAGTTTGTTGCAAAAATCTTTTCTGTTTGATTAATGTTTCCGTTATCTTCTTCTCCATCTAGAGGCCCATAGTTAATAACAATATTTGTAGGTGCTTCTCCACCAATGCTATGTCTCCAGTCATCCGTATCTAAAAAAGAATAAACAATCTTACTGTCAAATGCTCCTGCTACTGGGTTTGATGCTGCAGAAAATATTCCTACCTCAGTAATCTCATATCTTTCTTGGGTTGGAAGTTCTGCGGTGAGAACAACCTTTGAAATGCCATCTTCATCAACAAAACCCCTAGAGATAATNGGCATGCGTATCATTTCAAAATCTAAAGACTCTTTGTTTTTCATGGCTAACAATTCAGAAGGACTAAATGAATAGTCTGAAGCCACTGGCTTTGTTCCGCATCCTATAGCAATGTGGGATGCATAGGATGTTGTCTGCCCAACAAGGTACTTTGCTAAAATATTTTTGCCTACATCAGTTATCATTAATTGCTCCCTTAGTATATTGTATCATCAAAAGTACCTCCAGCAGTTAATATTTCAACCTCTACCTGCTCATCCTTCTTTATATTTATTAAATTAATTACAAGGTCTCCGCTTATTGGATCGATATATATAGATTTTCCATTGTAGACTTTTACTCTTTTTGTCAAATCTGGATTAGTTCCTACCAAGTCATAGCCATTGCCATACTTTGGAAGATAGTTGGCAAAAGATATGGCCAAAGAACTAAAAAATGAATCAGCAGACTGAAGCCTTAATACATTGTTTGGATTATATTGTAGGTAAAGATCTGTTAAATTTTTAATTGGTGCATATACTACTGTTTGACCATTTACTAAATCATGTCTGGATATTGTTGCAAGTTCAAAACCACCTATGTCTTCAAATATAAGGTCTGTCATTACTTCAATAGCAACAACCTGCTCTCCAAATATAAGTAAGTCTGGCGTTGCTATCTTTACAGCATCAGAAGTATTTGTGTTGACTGGACTTGGAATTCCTGCTGTTGCTGACATGCTTGTATCTGCCATCAGATTACCTCACTTAAAAATAATTGCATTTCTGGACCAGTAGAACTTCTTGAAAAATCAATATTGTACACAACAAATCTATTAGATGGGTTTGCTGCAATGTTTATTCCATTTTCTACATAGTCTAAACTCACTATATCTCCAAGTTGAATTGTTGGGATAGAGAATATCTTGACTCCCAAAGACTTTCTTGGTTTTGATATTTTTGTAACAATCCATTTCATTAGTTCTGATGCCTCATCTTGTGACTGAATATAGGCAGCGTCCAAAGAAAAATCTTTTTTACCATGCTGCATCCTGCTAAACTTTATGTCTTCATAGTCTAGTTTAAATTTAAAAGGATTTGATATTAACTTATCTGCAACAAATTTTGGATCTGACATAAGGCTATTCTTGCTAAAATATTGATCGACTGTCAGAGTATTATTTGATTGCTGAGTAAAAGTAATTCCCTGAATTCTTAAATAGTTTCCACTGGTCTCGTCTAGACTAAGAGCAGTATCTGTTGCATTAAAGACTAAGAATTCTGCACCGTAAGACCCTGCCCTAAAACCAGAAATAACAAAACCCTTTATATTATTAAATGTAGGAGAAACCTTTGCAGAAAGTGCTGGGAACGCCTTGTCATATCTAAAACTAAATTCTGCTACTTCTCTCATTATGCTTCCAAACTCTTCAAAATAAATATTATATTTTGGTGGTTCTGATGAACCAATTCCAGTAAGGTAGGTATTTTGAATAAGCCCACTAAGAGCATACTTTCTAAAAGAATTGCTTGCATCAATATCAGAATCTGCAAAAACAGAGTTAGCAATAGTTCCCAAAGAAAAGGATGTATTTTGAGAATAGTTATTGCATAATGCATAGACATTCTCAAACATTGCTCTTGAAGAGCCTCTAGTAAATAATGCAATATTCGAATACTCTGGCAATGGATCTGTGTCGTCCACTGTCTTTACCATGGTTCCATTTATGTATAGGTAGAATCTTCTTGTCTTTCCTATGTCTTCGTACTCTACTGCTAAATCATATACCGTCGGATTTTCTTCAGCAAACATTCTTGACTGACCAGTAAATCTACCATCATCTACAATAATCTTAGCCAAACCCTTGTATAGAGGAACTGGGATTGCTTTTCCTTCACTAGACTTAACCTTATAGAACAAAACATTCTGAACGTTTTGCTTTTCTTTTTCTGACAACTTGTTTAGACCAAGTGCTGCAATTTCAAAATAATAGCCTACGTTGGTTGTTGGATTTAGCATTACTGCTATTCCAGCAGATCCTCCAGAGATTGTAACATTTTTATCTGGGGTAGATCCATTTACAACATAGTATGCTGCTGCTCCATTTGCAGTCTGACCTCTGTCTTGATTGTTTTCTATTTTACCAATTAGTCTAACTCTTGTTCCAAAATGCTTGTATTTTTTATCTGTCAGAGGTTTGTGAACATAGGATATAAAGTCTCTTGGTTTGTCTTTTGTTGTAAAGTTAGGACCAGTCAAACAAAATGCTGATGACTGAACAGAACCAGGAACTTGCTGAGTTTGCGTAGTTATCTCTCCTATTAAAGAAGTTGATAAGAAATTTTTAATAAGCCCTGTTCTTGTTGAAGTCTTTGCTAAAAGATCTGATGATATTCCAGTGCTTAGTGTTTTTCCTGCAGTTCCTATAGTTGTTACTGGAGAATCAGTTTTTGTTTCAAACAAATATTCTGAAGCCATATGGCATCCTTTTACATTATCATCTGATTTCCAGTAATCAGATATGCCAGCAGAATGTTCTACAACAGTTGTTCCAAACTGACCACGACCATGCTTTGCTACTGGACCATTCTTAAGTTTAACTACTCCTTCTTGCTCAAAGTAATTAGGCACAGAATAAATCCTTACCAGGCCAGTTGGATATATTTTTCCATTGAATGGTAACTTAGAGAAATAATTCTGATACTCTTCAACAGAGGATATCCAAACATTACCAAACCCACTAACATTATATTGAACTGCATCATACTTGATTACTTCTCCACTAGAGTAGAAGTATCCGTTGTATCTTGTTATCCAGTATACTGCTTCTCCTAGGCTAAATGTGTTATTGATTACGATGCCGTTTTTTACTTCTGGAGCCTTATCGGATAAGTTAGAGTTCAAAGGTATGGCAGCAAGTACATAGGAAGACTGTGTTCCAACCTCATTGTTTATTGATTTTGTATTTTCAGTACCAGAAACTTCCCAAAGCAGTGCTGGTTTGTAGGCATACATTCTTTCATCTTCTAAAAGACTTGCCTGCTTTAAAGTACCAATAGATCTTTGAATGTGCCTCACAGTGTAGTTTATGGATCCTCCATTGTAAATTGCATTTGTTTCATTTGAGACTGAGATGACGTTTGCAAGTTTAGACTCATCTACCGTCTTGTTTTTAATTTCATTTTCCTGATATAAATCATTTGTTCCTTTAAGTGCAAATGTGGTTGGTCTTTGTTCTTTGGTTGGCATTATGTAATCTTTGCTCATCATAACAAAGTTATTGTATTCATCAAAGAACATTGCTGTTTGTGTTGATACTGCTAAATCTTGTAGTACTTGTGCAACGCTTTTGTCTGGTGCAACAAAAAAGAATGGCATGATCATTTCTTTTTCATTTGCGACTCTCCTAAAGGTATAATTAGAAAAGCCAATACTATCTAGCAAAAGAGATACTGCAGAACTAACTGAAACTTCTGTCATTAAGATTTCTGGTGCTGTAATTGATTCTAAATACCAATACATATCTCTTAGTGTTATTGAGATTCTTTTATTCTCTATATCTGTTTTTGGAAACGAATCTGAGTATAATGTCTTCATTGGAACCCAGTAGTCCCAACCTTTAACGTTTATGATAATTTCATAAAACTTAAACTGTACATGGCTATCTACATATTTTGCTATAATGCTTGATGAGTTGTTATCGTTAAATGCTTGGTCGTGATCAAAAATACTAACGCTTCCATTTGATGCAACTAGTTGGCCAACTGGCAAACCACTTAGTCCTAGGTCAGATGCACTCTTGTTAATTGAATAACTTATAACCTTATCAGAAAGATTCATTACGAGTCTTGGAGACATTTCAATAAGATCAAATGTTGAATCTTTTGAAGTCATTGTGTCTACAACAATTCTAATTCCAGATATGTACTCAAACTCTCTATACTGAACCTTATTATTTAGAGAGTTTATAAACTGATTTGGAGATGTTGCGTCTGTAAGAAAATTAGTTAGTCTATCAACAGTTTCATCTTGAACATACCATCCATACTTTGGAGTTATTATTGTATAGTCAGTTCCATTCCATATGTGATACTTACCTATATCGTTTTCATTTTCTTTAATAAGATATGCATATCCAGTTACAGATTGCTCAGGAAGTAGGGTGTCGCTTGAATATACTTCTGCAAATACAAATGTGTCTATCCATTCACTTGGAACAATAAAACCGTACGCAATTTCAACATACCCATCACTTTTGATAATTGCAGAACCATCTTTTCTTCTTTTTGATGGATCAAAAGAAATAATGTCTTGCCAGTTACCTTCTTTTAAAAATTGAATCTTCCATCTGCTTGGAACCTTTTGATTTACTTCTCCGTAAAATGGATCAGTAAATGAACCTGTTGAAGATGAGAATGGTCCTAGATCTTGAGTACCAGTATGAGTCTGCATTTTAATTACAACTCTGTTTGTTGGTACCTGATCTTTATACACTATAAAAGGACAAGCATCTTCGATAGAGTTTTGAACGCCACTTACTTTTGAAGAAATTCCATATTCTTGACCAGACTCTGTTCTGTATGAGGTCCAGTATTTAAACTTATCCTTTTTGTCTGGCATATAGTATCTAGGCCTATCTGCCATAAACATGTTGGGGTAATGAAGTTTTCCATTTTCAAAATATACTGCTTTGTTTATTCCAGACCTTGGTCTAAATCTTTCAAAGCAACTTTCTAAAGAATANAGGGTCTGTGTTTTTTCTTTTTTAGTTAAAAATGTAGTTGGAGTGTTATCATTTTCAAATGTTCCATCGATTAAAACATCTGCATCNGTTGCTCCTGTATAAAAATTTCCAGCATCATTGATATCAAAACTTGTTGGCAAAGAAGAATATATAGATGTTGGTTGAGTAGGTCTGTATCTGTAGTTTCCAATATGTTTAATATTGGTTGCCCTATTCATATTTATTTCTGCGATAACTGCTGATTTATTTCTAACAGTATCAGCAGTCTCTAAAAATGCTTGCAGATCTTTATCTTCAAACATTATACTTCTTCCAAGGTTACTGAGACATTCCAATAATCAAATTT